TATTTTTTACATCATTAAAACCATTTTCAATATTTTTTCTATATTGTTGTTCTGCTTTTGCTAAGCTATCTGTTAAATTTTGTAAAGCTAATGCTTGTTCTTTTTTATATTGTTCATCTAAAACCTCAACTTCTAATCTAGAAAATTCTTTTCTAGCCTCCAATCTAGTATAGTCTGGAGCATCTTGATTATTCATTATCTCTTTTTGCAATACTTGTTGTTCTTTTAGTCTTGCAATTCTAAGATTGTATAAAGATTCTACTTCATCAAAGTTAAGTCTTATTCTTTCTTTTTGTTTTTTGTTTGCATCATCGCTATCTCCAGCTCCTTTTTTTATAGTGTCATTTAATTTACCTTGAAACTCATCAACACCTTTAATAACTCCAGTATAAAAACCGTATGTTCTTGATAATGTTAATATTTGTTTATTAGTTTCTTCTAAATCTAAAGCGGCTTGTATTCCTTTTTTTGTTCCTCTAAAGCCTAATCCAGCACCTAAAGATGTTGTTTTTTCTTCATCTCTTATTTTTTTCTCTAATTTTGCTTTTTGTTCTAAAGCATTTATTTCCCATTGTATATCTTCTACTTGCTCTTGTGCATATTTTCTTCTTCCTTCTGCATCTTGTTGAATTTGCTCATCTGATGCTATTCCAGCTTGTTTTTGCTCGTTTAATATTTTTAATGCGTTAGCTTGTCCATCTATAACTCCAGCATCAAATATTTTTTGTGATTTAGGATCATTAGCATTATTTATTTCTTTTGTTAATTTTAAAATATCTGTTAATGATGTAATCATAAAACTAAAAAATTTACTAACACCCCCAGTTTCACTTTCGTTTAAAGAACGTATAAGTTCAGTCCAACTATTTGAAAGTCTATTTGTAGAAGCAGCTAAGGTATCAACCCCATTTACATTTTCAATACCATACAACTTTTGATAAGCACGAATAATAGCTGGAACCATCTCCGTAGAAACAAGTTTACCAGCTTTCATTTGGTCAAGCATCATTTGCTCTGTAACTTTCAAATTAGGGTTTAACTCTTGGTAAGCCATTGTTGCAGCTTTAATCGCTCCAGGCAATGCGTTACCTAATTGCTTTTTCAATTCTTCCGCTTGTACCGTTCCCTTAGATAACATTTGGTTAAAAGCATAAAAAGCATCATTTTGCTTGTCAATGCTAATTCCCATAACTGCACCAGCTTTTGCGATTCCCTCAAATGACTTTCTAATAGCATCTTCTGAAAGTTTGCCTTTTGCATTTACATAAAACTGCGTAAATTGTTCTGTAAGTCCTTTTATTTCAATTCCCCATCTTTCAGACAATTCTCTTACAAAAGAAGTGTTAGCAGCATATCTGTCTTGCGTTTCAGATACCATCTTTAAGGCTAAGTCTAATGACTGTAATTCTTTTGTTGTTTGGAAAACATTTTTAATTAAATCAGCTCCTAATGCTAATCCAGTTGCAATTCCAAAAGCACTCATTAATTGAGTTACACCACCTAATGCACTTCCATAATTTCCTACATTCCTAGAGAAATTACCTACTGCTTGATCGGCTTTTTTAACTTTATTATTTAGTGTGTCAAACTCTCTTTGTGCTTTTCTTATTTCAGCATTTGATGCAGTTTCAGAAGCAATAAGGTTTTGTAATGTTCTTGCTGCTTGGTTGCGTTGTGCATTTAATTTTCCGTAAGCATCGCTAAGTCTTTGATTTGCTAATGCACTTCTTTCAGCAGCTTTTGCAGCCTTTTCATCTGCTTGTTGTTGTGCTAAAGCTGCTTTTCTTTGAGCTTCTCTTTGAGCAACATTAGCTTTTATAGCATTAGATTGTTTTATTTCCGTTGCTAATACTTGCTGCTTAACTTTTTCTTCTTGAATTAAAGCATTTGTAGTTTGCTTTATAGCTTGTTCTTGTACCTTTAAATCATCAATTATTTGCTTTGAAGCACTATTTACACCACTTGGAGTAGATGGAGCTTTAAACTTACTTATTTGCTCTATTTTTAAAGCTAAACTATCAACTAATGCTTGAGCTTGTTTTAATTCTGCAAGTGCATTAGGACTTAAAAACTCTATAAAACCATCATTTGCCATAACTATTTCTTTTGCGACTTAATAATATCTTTTGCTGAATTTTCAATAGCGACATACATAGCCAAAACTATATTGTCCTCGATGTTTCTATTGTGTATATTGCTCAAACCAACAATCGTTTTATAAAAGTCAAATTTTTCTGTTCCTTGTTTTCCAAATGTATTCTTTAACTCTAGCGTTGCCATAGTTAAATCATTTTCTATAATTCCGCACTCAACTTGTAAAACTCTAAGAACTTCATCAGCAAATTTAGCACTTTTGTCAACGTAAATGCCACATCCTTTCTCTAAAGCATCTAAAAGTTTTAATCTATGTTCCTCAATTACATTCTCATACCATAAAAAGTGCATTACTTGTCTTATAGTTTCAATTTTATAACTTAAAAAATTAATCTTCCAAGTCATTTCTAAGTACATTTTAGCTTGTGGATTCTTGATTTTAACAAAAAAATCATCGTAAATAGCAGTAAAAACTTCTTCTAAGTCCTCATTTTCTTGTTCTGCAACCAAAAGAGTGTAATCTCTTATATTTAAAACCTCAAAGAACAGTTTTGCGGGTATGTTTTCTATCGAGTTATACTTTGCCATATTATTGTCCTAATTCTGTCTTAATTGCTTTAATAAAGCCTTTCTTAACGTATTTATCTATAAATTGATTAAAAACATCTTGGTTTAAATCAAAAATATCAGATTTGCTATTATTATACTTAGATTTTAGTAAATTTGACTTGCTATCTGTCGATAAAAAAGTATATCCTTTGCCTTTTGTAGTTAACTCAAAAGCTGCAATAAACCTTCCACTATAAATCAAATCTACAAATCCATCTGCTCTAGGATTTAGCAATTGCTTTTCTTGTCTGTACGCTTTCCAAGCGTAAGTTCTTCTTACACCATTGCTATAAATATCTCCTTGCTCGTACTCGTCTTTTTTAATAGCAATTAATCTTTCTTCGTTTTCAGCTATTTCTGCGTTTACGAGAATTTTTAACGTTTGTTCTTTTGCTACTCGGCTCAACCTCTGGCTCATTTCCTTTGCTGATATTCCCATCTTCTACAATTTTAGCAATTGATACTTTTTGTTTGTTATCTCTACAACTATAACAATATTCTTTTTTATTTGGATCTAATTTCTTTTTAAGAAAATCATTAATAACATCTTCATTTTTTTGAGTTGTAAATTTTAATATCCAAGCAAATTGTTCGTCTTTACTTAAATTACAAAATAATTCTGCATCTTTACCATTGATTTCTACATTAAAAATTCTCATAATCTACAATTTAATTATTAATTATACAAATATAAATAAAAAACACGCATAAATTTAATTATGCGTGTTTAAATAATAATCCTACAATTATACTACTTGAAAACTTTCAGTTGTTCCTCTATAAAATTTATTCCCCAATTTAGTACAAGGTATATTATAAATTGTGTCGTAAAGAGTTACAACCCAATTTTGACCAGCTACAATTGGTTCATTTGTATAAATAGTATATTCCTTATCAAAAACATCATAACTAATTGCCCCGTCAATAGTTTCTTGGCTTCCATTTAAAAATATTTTAAAATTAGATGCTGATAATCCAGTAATTGAAAATTGATCATTATGCAACCAATTTGCTCTAACTCTTAAAGTGCCATTAGTTGCAAATGATCTACCAGTAAGTTTTACATCAGTAATTCCAAACAATTCAGATGTTGGGTTAAAATCCAAATCTGTCAAAAGGTTTACATACTGATTGTATTCAAATGGATCAATAATTTGAAAAGTTAAAATAGTTGATGCAGAAGTTGTGCCATTGTTTTCAGTATATCCGTTAGTATTTAACATACCAGTTGACAAACCTTTAATTTCCGTTCCATCAACACTTTCAGCACATTTGATATACCCAGTTTCGTAAGTAATCAATGTATCGTATTGTTGGTAAGAATTGTAAGAATAAGCAATCTTTTGAAACGCTAATCCTTGTTTGTAAGTTGCAGTAAAAGTTGGTTTTCCTTGTCTTACTACTTCCATTAATCCCGATTGACTTTCTTGAGTAGTCGCATCTGGAGTTTCTGAAACCATTTCAAAACATCCAACCAAAGGAATAAAATTTCCTAATTGAATTTGATCTTGAACATAAGATTTGTCAAAAGTATCGTCTTCTTTATTTAAAGACCAACCTTTTGGAACTAGAATTACACCGTTTGGTAATCCTTCAATTGCTTGACACGCTTCTAAGCCGCTGCCTAATCTACTTGTGGTGCAATCTACACCTGTTATAATTGCCATAATTTCTTTTTTTTAATTACACGTTTGTACGTTAGTTATTTTAATTGTTGTTTCTAATAATATAGCATCCCA